CGCGGTCCGATTGGTCCGATGCCTGCGCATCGTTGGCAAGGCACCCGCCTGCAATTCGAGCAAGCGCCAGGGGGCGAGTGGGGCGATGCGGTCGATCTGCGCGGCCCCGCAGGCGCCGCGGGGAGTGGTGGCGGGGCGTCCGGATGGCTCGGCGCCGGCGATGTCAACATCCCCATTTCCGCGATCACCGGCCTCGGCACCGGCGTCGCGACTGCGCTCGCGGTCAACGTCGGATCGGTCGGCGCGCCGGTCGTCAATGGCGGCGCGCTGGGCACGCCGTCCTCCGGCACGCTGACCAGTTGCACGGGACTGCCGATCGCCGGCATCAGCGCCACCGGCACGCCGTCCAGTTCGACCTACCTGCGTGGTGACGGATCGTGGTCGACGGTGTCCGGCGGGGCGTTTGGCGCGAACGTGCAGACGTTCCTCGAGACTCCGACAAGCGCCAACCTCGCGGCGGCGCTCACGGATGAAACGGGCAGCGGTGCGGCGGTGTTCGCCAATACACCGACGCTGGTGACTCCGGTCCTTGGCGTTGCCACCGCGACCAGCGTCAATAAGGTTGCGATCACCGCTCCCGCGTCGAGCGCCACGCTGACTATTGCCAACGGCAAGACGCTGACCGCATCGAACACGCTGACGCTCGCCGGGACCGACTCGACCACGATGACGTTCCCGAGTACGTCGGCCACGATTGCGCGCACGGATGCGGCGCAGACGTTCACGGGTACGCAGACGCTCAATCCTGCGGCGAATACGTCGGCCTTGGTCATCAGCGGTGGATCGATTACCGGGAGCGGTACGACGGTTCCCGGTATCACGGTTGCTGGGACGTTGAATACCTCGGGCGCGGTAAGCGGTGCTGCTCTATACGCAAACATTACCGATACGGCGAGCGCGGCGAGTACAAGCCTTGTTTACCTTGCCGTGGGTGGCACTCAGAAGTTTCAAGTTCGCAAGGACGGACTTATCTATTCAGTGGGCGCTCATCAGTCGGAGACTAACGGCAGCGCCTCGGCGGTCAATTACGGCATGGGTTCTGGCGGAGCCGCCAACAACGGAATCTATGCGCCAGCGGGAGTTGGTGTGTATATCTCGTCCGGCGGGACGGCGGTAGCTAGTTTCGAGAGCGGAAAGATCAATCTGCAAAGTACGGCGGTCGTAGGATGGGGATCGCCTGGCGTTAGTAACCCCGACGTATCGATTTCTCGCGCCGGAGCGACCATTGTCGACATAAACGCCGGTACCACTGGTACGGGCGGCGCGATCCGCCTGAACGAAATGACGGCTCCGAGTGCGCCAGCGTCCGATAAGGTTGTTATTTATGCCGTGGACAACGGAGCAGGAAAAACTCAACTGATGGCGCTGTTCAGCAGCGGAGCGGCGCAGCAGATCGCCATCCAGCCATAGGAATGAACAATGATAAAAATTGACCACGTCATCGACGATGCTGATATCGAATCCGGCGTCGCGCAGGCGCTCAACGCGCACAATGAAACCCTGGATACGCCGCTCACTCAGGACGAGTTCATTTCCGCCGCCATCGACGCTACCCTCGAAGCGTATCGTGGCAGTGCGAAACGGGCGATTCTGGCGAAGGCGGAACTGCTCGACTACTCCGATCTTGCGGTGCTGCAACCTGTGATCGACGCAAAGGCAGCAGTCATTTCCGGTCAGCCGGCGGTAGTGAAGCTGTGACCCCCGAGCAGACCCTGCAAGCCACGCAACTCGCGCTCGCCGCCTGTCAGCAGCAGCGCAACGCGGCGATGGATCAGGTCATCAATCTTCAGGTGGAGTTGAGCCTGCTGCGCGCTGAAGCGGCGCAGGAGAAGGCGTCGTCGCCTGAGCCGGAAGGCTTCAACAAGGGGCCGGTTCCGCAGCAACCCGCAGCAAGCGCGCAAACGACCGAGGGTGCGGCGGTATTGCCGTCCTGATGCACCCCACAACCGGAGCCGCCTATGTCGGCGACTGAACACTTCGAAGCGCTGGCGGGCCGCATGTCGGCCATGTTCCGCGAGTACGTATCCGCGGCGACGGCTGCGCTGCGCAAGGATGTCGAGGCCATCGTGGCGCGCATCGATGCGCTGCCGGTGGCGAAGGATGGCGCGCCGGGGAAGGATGGCGCCGACGGAAAAGATGGCGCGCCCGGCGAACGGGGCGAAAAGGGCGACGCGGGTGAGCGCGGAGAGAAAGGGGAGTCCGGCCGCGACGGTCGTGACGGCGTCGATGGAAAGGACGGCGCCCCGGGTCTTCCGGGCGAGAAAGGCGAGCGCGGCAATCCCGGCCTTCCTGGAGAGCAAGGCGAGAAAGGCGCCCCGGGCGTTGACGGCAGGGATGGCGCGCCTGGGCTGCGCGGCGAGCAGGGCGAGCGCGGTGAGCGCGGTATTCCCGGGCAGGACGGGCAAGACGGCGAACCTGGCCCCGCCGGTCGCGACGCGCTCGAGATCGAAGTGCTCGACGGCATCGATGCGACGCGCAGTTACGCGCGAGGGACTTTCGCGGCATATGACGGCGGTTTGATCCGCGCCGCACGGACCACGGAGCCGGTGACCGACAGCCTTGAGAGCGCCGGCTGGGCAATCATCGTGCGCGGCATCGCCGAGATCGTGGTCGATCAGGGCGACGATCCGCGGCAATTCGGCATCGGGCTTCGCATGACGGGCGGCGATGCCGTGCTGAAGACGTTCCGCATCCCAGCACCGCTCGACCGCGGTGTGCACAAGGACGGCGCTGCCTACGAGCGCGGTGACGGCGTCACGCACGGCGGAAGCTGGTGGATCGCGCAGCGCGACACCAACGAGACGCCCGGCATGCCCGGCTGCGATGCGTGGCGACTCGCGGTGAAGCGCGGCCGCGACGGGAAGGATGGTGGCGGCGGTGGCGCGGCGCCGGCGGCGCCGGTGAGGCTGCGGTGAGGTTCGCGCTGGAGCGGCTCTCCGATCCATCAATCGAGCCGGTGACGCTCACGCAGGCGAAGCTCCATCTGCGCGAAGACGACGACGCGCACGACGACGAGATCACGGCGCTGATCACCGGCGCGCGCGAGTGGGCCGAAGACTTCACCGGCCGCGCTCTCGTCGACCAGATGTGGCGGCTCACCATCGCGAATGATGCATGGACGCCGATCGTGCCGCTCGCGCCGGTTTCGGTGTGCGGCTACTGGGACTGGCGCGGCGAGATCTGGCTGCGGCGCTCGCCTGTACTCGCTGTCGTCTCGTTCTCATCCGTCGGGACCGATGGCGCGGAGACCGAAATCGACGCCGCCGGCTACGAGATCCGCGGCGCGCTGTCGAAGTTCCCGCGCCTCGTCGCCTTGAGCGGCGCGACGTGGCCGGCATACATCGGCAACGTCGAGCACCGCATCACCTTTCGCGCCGGCTTCGCCGACATGACCGGCAGCCCGACGGGCAGCGCTGCCGACGTGCCGGAGCGCTACAAACAGGCGATGAAGCTCTGGATCGAGGCGAACTACGATCGCGACGACAAGATGATGGCGCTCCTGCTCGACACGGCGGAGCGCCTGATTCGCGGCGAGCGCGCGGAGATGTCGCTGGCGTGATCCTGCGCCGGTTGGAAGGCTCGCGCTTCAGCGAGATTGTGCGGTTGTGGGAGGGCGAGACGGTCGCCGTTCTCGCCGGCGGGCCGAGCCTCACTCCGGAAGGATTCGCACAGGTCGCCGCGGCGCACGCCGAGAAGCGGCTGCGGTGCATCGCGGTGAACGACTCCTACCTGTCGGCGCTGTATGCCGAGGTGTTGTACGGGGCCGACGCTTCATGGCACGCCGCGCAACTCGCGGGTAGAGAAAAGCCGCAGCTCGGGCTGTCGGCGACGGCGGTGCGCGACCGATATGCGACGTTCGAGGGGCAGATCTGCTCGGCACAGCAGAACGGCGCAATTGCAGACGACGTGCACGTACTTGCGGCCGAATATTTCCCGATCGGCAACGCGCTGACGATGCCGGCGGCGGGAGCGACGGAGCTTGTGGCGGGCCGCAACAGTGCGCACCAGGCGCTCAACATCGCGGTTCGTGCCGGAGCGGCGCGTGTCCTGCTGCTCGGTGTGGATGGCGGACCGCTCGACGGCGTGACGCACCACCACGGCGGCCACGGCGCGCCAGTGCACCCGGCGACGTGGGAGGACGTGCGTCGATCGTATTCGGCGGCCGAGGCAGCGCTTGCTGCGCGAGGGGTCGCGGTCATCAACTGCAGTCCGCGCAGCAACGTCGAGGCATTTCCGAAGATGGAGTTGGCCGATGCCTTGCGCCTATAACCTGACGCGGCGCGAGGTGCACTACCGGCACGAGTCGTTCAATGCCGGACTGAAAGCGGCAGGTTTCGCGCTGCCGCCCGGAGACCCGAAAGGCGCCCCGGGCGACGTGCTGTTGATCTGGAACCGCTACTGGCACTACGACCAAATCGCGACGGCGTTCGAGGCCAAGGGCGGCACCGTGATCGTCGCCGAGAACGGCTACATCGGGCGCGACGCGAACGGGCATCAGTTGTACGCGCTCGCGCGCGGCGGCCACAACGGCAGCGGATCGTGGCCCGATGGCGGCCCGGAGCGCTTCGACGCGCTAGGCGTCGAACTGAAGCCGTGGCGCGAGCGCGGCGACAAAGTCGTCATTCGTGGGCAGCGCGGTATCGGGTCGCCGACGATGGCATCGCCGCCGCGGTGGCACGAAGCGATGGCCGCGCGTCTGCACGCGTGCGGGCGCCCGGTTCAGGTCGTGCCGCATCCCGGCAAAGGCGCGGAGGCGGATCGCGCGCATGAGGATTACCTCGCCGACGCGCACGCGCTGGTGATCTGGTCGTCGAGCGTCGGCGTGAAGGCGCTCGCGATGGGCGTGCCGGTGTTCGTCGACGCGCCGCACTGGATTTGCGAAGGCGCGGCCGCGCGATTGGGTGACGTCGAGCATCCGCTAATGGACGACGCCGCACGGCTCGCAGCGATGAGGCGGATGGCGTGGGCACAGTGGTCGCTCGCGGAAATCGAAAGCGGAGAACCGTTCGTGAGGCTCGCATCGTGACGGTCGTCGGCTACCCGACGCCGGGGAAGGCGAAGGCTCGCGTCTTGCTCGACGCGTTCTGCGCCGGCGCGGGCGGCAGGGTGTCGGAAGACATCTCTATGCTGCGCGGCAGTGGCGGTGCGGCTTTCTACGGTGTCGTGCCGGGAACGTTGCGGCTGTACGACCGCGCGCGGGAGGAAGGGCGCGACGTCTACTACCTCGACAACGCGTACTTCGACCCGACGCGCGAGGTGTACTTCCGCGCCACGCTTGGGCGCCTGCAGCATGAAGGACTCGGTTCGTCGGACGGCAAGCGGTTCGCAACGCTCGGCATCCCGATCGAGCCGTGGCGGCGCGGCGGGTCGCACATCCTGCTGTGCCCGCAGTCGGACCAGTTCATGCGCGACGTCGCCAAGTACCAAGGAAATTGGACGCAGGACACGCTTGACGCGCTCCGCGCACTGACCGATCGCGAGCTTTGCGTGCGGCCGTGGACCGGCAACAAGCGGGAATGGTATCGGACGCTGCCGGAGGACTTGGTCGACTGCTGGGCGCTGGTGACGTACTCGAGCGCGTCGGCGATCACGGCGATGCTCTCCGGCGTTCCGGCGATCGTCACTGCGGAGGATTCGATCGCGCGGCCGCTCGCAGGCAGGCTCGAGGACATCGAATCGCCGCCGCGGCCGGACGGGCGGCGCGAGTGGGCGTGCGTGGTCGCTGACAACCAGTGGACGCTCGACGAGATGCGCTCGGGCCTGTGCTGGCGGACGCTCCATGCCAAATAAGGGATGGTTCCGCATCGGCGACAACGACGGCCCGCGCACGCTGCAGGAGCAGATGCTCGGCCTCGATCCGGCGCTCGCGGAGGCAGCCGGAAAGACAGTGCTCGACCTCGGATGCGCGGAAGGACTGATCGCTATCGAGTTCGCGAAGGCCGGCGCCAAGGCGGTGCGCGGCATCGAGTGCAATCGCGACCTGTGGATTTCTGCCGAGTGCGAAGTGGCGCGGTCGAAGCTGCCAGCGATCACGATCGAACACGCTGACATCGTCGACGTCGCGAAGCGCGCCGAGCGACCGCAGTACGACATCGTTCTGGCGCTGGCGGTGCTGCACAAACTGGGCGACCCGGCGGCCGGCATCCGCTTCTGCGCAGAGTCGGCGCGCGCGTTGATCGTCGTGCGGTTGCCGGTCGGGTCGATGGGCGTCATCGGCTACAAACACGACAAGCGGCGCTGCGCCGACCTGCACGAGGCTCTGCCGCCGCTCGGCTTCGCGCTCGAGCGCACGGCCCCGGGGCCGCGCGGCGAGTGGGTCCAATACTGGCGCCGCGCATGAGGCTCGCCTACTTCTGCTGCAGCGCCGAGCACCTGCCGCTCGGCGAGATTTCGGCGGCAACGGCGCGCCAACACATGCCGGGGCTCGAGATCGTGCACCTCACCGATCACGAGACGCCGGGGATGCTTCTGGCCGACACCGTGGTCCGTCTCAAATTGGATGGCGACTTCTGGCGGCGACATTGGACCGCGTATGCAGAACTCGATGGCGACGTGATTTGCGCGAACACCGACATCGTGTTCCGAGGCGACGTGCGGCACGTATTCGACGACGCGTCCGAGTTGATCGTGCCGGAGATTCGCGACCCGCGCGTGCGCTACGACGCCGGGTTGCTGTTCTGTCGCGCGCCGCGGTTCTGCGCTGCGCTTGCGGACGGTGGAGCCGACGGGCTCGATGAGTGGATACCCGCCTACGGTGCCGAGATCGACTCGGGGCGCTACACGGTGCGACGCCTTCCGGGGCGCACGTACAGCTATGTGCCGCATTCGGCCGCCGATCCATGCGCCGGAGCGCTGGCAGTGCACTACCGCGGCCCGCGTAAGAGGTGGATGGCGGCGGGCTGGAGTCAACGAGAGGAGTCGACGCGGTGGATGGCCGTCGCCACCTGATCGTAGGTGCCGACGGATTTGTCGGCTCGGCGTTGTTGCGCGAGGCGCGACGCGCGGAGTTGGATGTCGTCGGGACGAGCCGCAGATCTGGCGCTTTGGGCCGGCGCGCGTCGAGCGGGCTGCATTTTCTCGACCTGCAGCAGCGCGGGTACGTGGCGCCGCGAGCGGAGGTCGCCTACGTCGTGGCCGGGGTCGTGGGGTACGCGGCGTGCGAGGGCAATGCACAGGCATGGCGCACGAACGTCGACGGCACGATTGCGCTGATCGACCAACTGCTCGACCGCGGTACGTTTGTGGTGTTCATGTCGTCGGACGCAGTCGAGCACATGCCGTCGAGCGCGTACGGATTGCAGAAGGCGGCGGTGGAGGCTTTCCTGCGATCTCGCGGTCGGCGCTCCTCCGCGTTCGTGCGCGCGGGGCGGATCAACGAGCCGTCGCTGCCGTTGCTGTGCCACCTGTTGCTCCACATCGGCACGGAGATGATCTCCGACGTGCACCACTTCAACCCGCCGAGCGCGCATGGGCTGGGGCGATGAGGTAATCGCCGCCGGGCAGGCGAAGCGGGCGCAGGGCGGCGGTTCGCGGCGGGTGCAGATTCTCGACCGCTTCGGCGCTCCGCGGTGGCATCAGGCGTGGGAAGGAAACCCGCGCATCGCGCGCCCAGGCGAGAGCGGCGACTTCCTGCGCGTGGTCAACGGGCCGCACGTCCGACCCTACATCGCGGGGAAGGTGGCGAATCGCTGGATGTGGAAGGAGTGGGACAACGTCGTCGGAGAGGTCTGGCTCTCGGACGCCGACCGCGCCTTCGGCGTCGAGCACGGCGGCTACATCGTCATCGAGCCGAACACGAAGATCGCCGGCGGCAACAAGGCGTGGCCGTTCGAGCGGTGGCAGCGCCTGGTGGATGAAACCGCGCTGCAGTACGTGCAGCTCGGGGCGATGGGCGCGCGGCGATTGCGCGGCGTGCGCTTCGTGGAGACGACGTTCATGCAGGCGGCGGCGGTGATTGCCGAGAGCGCGGCGGTGATTGTGACCGAGGGGGCGCTGCACCACGTAGCGGCTGCATTTGGCACGCCGGCGATCGTGCTGTGGTCGCACTTCATCGATCCGCGCTTCACCGGCTACGCGACGCAGACGAACCTGCGGCACGCCGACGGATGGTGCGGGTCGCGCACGTCCTGCGCGGAGTGCGCGGCGTCGATGAATCAAATCAGCGTGCGCGAGGTTGCGGACGCACTGGAGACGCTTCTGTGATTGTGCATCAAGGTGTCTATCTCCCTGACGGCGAGACCCATCTGACGGCGTGGATGGACAAGGCCGGGGAGATCGTCGACGGCCGCGGGACGTACCAGATCGCGAAACTGCGCAAGGCGCTGTCGTTCTGCCGGGGCTTCCGCACGGCGGTCGACGTCGGCGCGCATTGCGGGCTGTGGTCGATGCAACTGGTCAAGCAATTTTCCTCGCTATACGCGTTCGAGCCGGTCGAGGCGCACCGCGAATGCTTCTGCCACAACCTGCCCGGTCTCACGGCCAAGTGGGTTATCGACGACAACGAAGATCGAATGGCGGGCGCTTCGGGTAGCGTCGGCGCGTGTCGCGTCGACATGTACGCCTACGCGCTGGGAGAGCAGCACGGCTCCATCCGCATCGAAACCGCTCCGACAAGCTCCGGCGACTCGCGTATCGGCGGCCCCGGAGACATTCCGATGCACACGCTCGACTCGTTCGCGCTCTCCGAAGTCGACTTCATCAAGATCGACACCGAGGGCTACGAACTGCCGATCCTGCGCGGCGCGGCCGAGACGATCAAGCGCGACATGCCGGTCATCATCGTCGAGCAGAAGCCGGGCCACGCGCAGCACTTCGGCTTCCGCGAGACGGAGGCGGTCGACTACCTGCTCGGCCTCGGCTACAAGACGGCGGCGGTGATGTCGGGCGACTACGTGATGGTGCCGGGATGAAAATGACGCGCGACGAACGGCTGGAAGACCGTGCGGCGTCGAGCGCCAATTCCGGGCCGCAGCGTTCGGCCTGCGCTGTTTGCGCGCGCGAAATTGACGCCTACGAGACGCGACAATACGGTCGCACCGGTGCGGCGCACTTGAACTGCGTTACCGACGCGCTTGGCGACGTCTATCCGCACCTATACTCCGACGGTTGACGGATGAACGTCTTCATCGGATACGACGCCGGCGAGCGGCTGGCGTGGGAGGTCTGCGCGGCGTCGCTGCAGACGCACGCCCGGGAGCCGGTCCCGGTCGCCCCGATCGGTCGCGTCGGCCTCGCCTCGCGCGGGTTCTACGCGCGGCCGCAGAGTGTGCGCGACGGCATCAAGTGGGACGACCTGTCGGACGAGCCGTGCTCGACCGACTTCTCCGTCGCGCGGTGGTTCGTGCCGCTGCTCGCGGAGCGCGCGGGCTGGGCGCTCTTCTGCGACAGCGACTTCCTCTGGCGGCGCGACGTGCACGAGCTGTTCGCGCTCGCGGATCGCCGCTTCGCGGTGATGGTGGTGCCGCACAAGCAGGAGCCGGTCGAGACGGTGAAGATGACCGGGCAGCCGCAGACGCGGTACGACCGGAAGAACTGGTCGAGCCTCGTGCTGTGGAACCTCGCGCACGCCGGCACGCGGCGCGTGACGTACGGCCTCGTCAACGAGACGCCGAAGCGCGACCTACACCGTTTCTGCTGGCTCGACGACTCCGAGATCGGGTTTCTGCCGGAGTGCTGGAACTGGCTCGACGGAACCTCGCCCCCGGACCTCTATGCGGCGGCCGCGCACTTCACGCGAGGGACGCCCGACATGCCGAACTGGACCGACACGCAGTACGCCGGCGAGTGGCGCTCGTATGCCGAAGCGCTCGGCGCGCGCGCGAGGCCGCGCTGATGCAAGCCGGGCGCCTCAAATACCGGGTGTACTTCGACGAGCCGGTGACGTCGCAAAGTACGTCCGGCGAAGAAACGATTACCTGGACGGAGTCGATGCATCTCTTCGCGAGCGTGGAACCGCTGCGCGGCCGCGAGCGGCTCGTCGCGGACCAGATCAACGCCGACATCGATACCCGCATTCGCATCCGTTGGTCGACGGACGCGGACCGCATCAACG